ACTGTGGTCAACACGAACGTAATTTCCCGGCGGCAAACTTCCAGAGAACAAGTGCATTACTTTTCCACGGGTATTCTCTGGGAAAAGAATATCGAGTCTTAGAACTTCCTGAATCGCATAACTACCAGGATAAGAAGATATATTTTTGAAATTATTACCGTAATTCCAACGACCAAAGAAAAATTCTTCAGACTCTAAGGCAAAAGATTGAGGATACCCTTTTTCCTTTGCCCACAAATTATATTTTTGTACAATCTGAAATGTTAGATGTTTCGTCGGAACTTGATCGTACAGATTATTAGCCGGTGTTGGTAAGTCTTGAATATCGAATAAGAATGGATCATTATCGAAGCTATTGGGTTGACTCAACATAATATTCCTCGCTTACTTTAACTCCAATCGTCTTTCAGAAGAGACTTACCACTTCCGAATTCTTGAACTTCCAATTTGGCACTTGTTTTATTTGCAATCCACTCCAGATCTCTCATGGCCGACTCGGAACCCCAAAGCATGTCTAAGTTTAAATGGTTAATTTTATCTGTAGCACCCGACCATGTTATTTTGTTTTCTGATTCATGAAACGTTTCATATTCAAATTCTCCTCTGAATTGAATTTTCAATCCATCAGAAAAATAGAATGTAGCTACAATCGTTTTCATTTGAATATCTCCAAAACACGTTTTAGATTTTCCAGTAACTCAACAGGATTCTTTTTGGGATCTTTCAATAGAGTGAAGAACTTTTCTTCGTGAGCGAGTAATTCAAAATGAGTCGAAGTGAGTTCGACTCCAATTTCTCCATAGACGTTATGAACTAAACCTGAATAGGAATCGTAGAACTTATCCTTCTTTACTTTGTATCTTCCATATAGAGAGATTTGATCTTCCTTAGTTCTAAACTTAAATAAACCTTCTATTAGATCTTTATATTTCAAACCCACTTCCATACCCTTTGTTTTAAAATGGATGTAGTGCATCAATTCATGATAAATTGTAGACTTGAGATCATTAAGATTATTGGAATATTCAAGATTAATTTTTAGATCGTTCGTAATCGGATTAAAAGATCCTGCGATATTGTCCGACGCTTTGTAATATTTAATTGTTAGCTTATAATTATCTTTTAGATATTCCGCAACTTCTTTTGGCAAAAAGTCTACAACTTCTTGACAAGTATTTTCAACCCATTCGGAAATAGTTGTCTTTTCGCTTTGGCCTGAAAGGAATTCTGCAATTTTGATTTCATGTTTTTTCTTAAGAGACGTTTTCAGTTTACGGAGTGCTTGTTTGTTCCAAATTTCCGGTTTATCTAAATTCAGTTTGTTCCAAGTTTTTAAATGGGCTGATTTTTCATTTACTTTTGGAAGCTCGTTTCCGATGTTTTCACGTTGTTTTAATCGAGAAAGATAAGACTCGCTGCGTTTTTTGAGATTCGTATAGATTTCATCAAAATCTTTTTTCGCTTGAATGGATTGATTTCGAATTTCAGAAGTGTTACTTTTGAATTGTTCTTGCGCCGCAAATTGAAAGGAGGCTTTCTCTTTTGTATCTTTTGGCGGAAACGCTGGTTTCGCATAACAACGGCAACCCCATTCACCTCCTGGAAAATTTCTATTTGTAATTCCAGTTCCTTTATCCCAATCAAAGTATTTTGCATGAAGTTCGGAATGAGTAATTCGTACATGTGTATCCGAAACAGTCATCCAGATAAATCCTGGAAAACCGGCGCTTTTTTGTCGAAATTGACTTACCTTCCCGAAGAATTTTGAAGACTGGTCTCTTGCCCAAAACTTCGCACGAGAATTACTTACTTCCGTTATAGAAATCAAATCGTTCTGCATTTGTTGGATCGATTTTCCGGAACGAATACCGTCCAATATTGTGTTTTTTACTGATTCAAAATGATCCCTAGATAAATTTTTAATTAAAGAAACATTATTTTCTACAATAGAAGAAATATATTCATCTGTGAGTCCTGGAATTTGATACGTTACGTTTGATTTAGTAGATACAAATTTTTCCGGTATGTCACTTAGGCCAACTGAATCGAATCGTAGGCCGGCCATTTCCGTGACAACCATCGGTTTTATGCGTGGAATCGAGGATTTTAATTCTTCTTCAATGGCTGAATCAACCATTTTACGAGAGTAATCATCAATCGCTTTAAAATTTTTGTTAAAACGACTTGTCAAAAGCGGTTGATTCTTTTCTAAAAATCCAGACAGTTCCCGTGAAATTGAATTCAACGTATCGAATACGTCGTCTGTCTTTGAATCAGTTCGAAGGGTTGTAATTTTTAAAGAGTCTAATAAAAGTTTTTTTTCAGTCTCTTCCTTATTCCTTGGAATTCCCGCAGTGTTGTCTAACGCTTGAAATATTGAAGTCTTTAATTTCTCGCTAAAGGCATTAAACCAACCAGAGAAAACATCTGAGTGAAGTTTTTCTAAATGAAATGGATAAGAATAAATTCTTTTCATTTCAAAATTTGGAACCTGCAATAAGAGGCTCTAAATTAGAGTATCGAGGATTGAGTTTTCGTGCTTCTTCCGCTGTAATCATCCCTGTTTCTATATCAATCTGATCGCGTTGCGATCGTTTCAAATCAATCTCAATCTGATCTTTAGGGGATAATTCCCATAATGGATTCCATTTTACTTCCCAATCCAATAATGGAATCAAAGAATCCGCTTTCGGACCTAACGCATTTCGAACGGGACCTTGTTTCTCCCGAATGATAAGAGATATTGTATCATTCAAAGGAGTGTTGAGAGTATTGGTTTGCTCCTTACCTACTTTTTCAAAATAACTTTGTTTGTCATATTCTCCGGAAGCAAGAACTCCGTGCGCGGCCCCTTTCAATCTTGCCTGTGGAATTTCAGAAGCCATTGAAACATTATCGGTCAACCAATCAAAAATTTCTTTCAGACCGTTGACCTGCATAATCTTTTTCTCAAATGATTCTCCGGTATTCAAAGCCATAACGGATTGAGTTGAAACGGCTAACTTGAGTCTTTGCAAGAACTCGCTCAATTTTTGTCCGCTTAAACTTTTACCTACCTCCGGGCTTTTAAATATCTTAACGGCCATTTCAAATAGAAGAGTGGAGACGGACCAAGACGCGATGTTATGCGACTTCACCGCTTCCCAACAGTCGTCTAAATCACTACGTCCCGTTTTGTTTTTCCTTGAAAAATCTTTTACCAACCATCGCAAGCGCGAAGAATGAATTTCAGTTTCTCTAATAAAAAACTTAGGCTTGTTATAATCTTCCGAAAGAGGGTCGTCACTGGGCCATTGAAGAGAAAAGTCGCCGGCTTCAATTGCATTCACTGAAACCAGTTTATTGAAATCGGTTGGAATGGAATTTTTTAGAATTTCAGATTTTTGTGGAATGTCCGAGTCGATGATGTAGTATATCAAAGATCCATTGGAATATATGCGTTTGTATCGAAGCGCATTCATCAATGTTTGATTGATCTCTAATTCTTCGAGACGATTCATGATGATTCTCGATAAATTAGTAGAGAGATTTTTCAGATCTTTATTATTATTTTCTAAACGATCAAAGTTGGTTTCGATTCTAAAGCCACTTCTAAGCGCGTCTTCCGCGACACAATTTACAATTCTTCGAGAAAGCCAAAGTGTTTTCCACCAGAGTAAAGAAAGCTTAGGGGTAAGTTCATCTTTCTCATTCGGAGTAAAACCGAGCATTTTATCCATATCCGTACCCATGCCGGAAGCGGAATGAATCATAGAATCTTCTCTAATTTCGGAGGCCTTTGGAGATTGAGAATTTTTTTGAACAAATGGATTCCACATAGTATCCTTCCTTAATAGAAATTTCCGTCGATAAATCGATCGTCATAAAAGATTCTTGGTTTTGATAATTCGTAGGCTATCATCATCGAGTTGAGAGCCATTCCAAAATGATTCGGTACTTTATGTTTATATTCATATTCTATAATTCCGTTGGCTCTCTCAACTGGGTCTTTAATTAACATCTGACAATGATCTCGAAATAAATTGTATAAAGGAAACATAGAATCCGAAGTTCGTTTGTAACGAGGTAGTTCAATCCTTCCTTCGCTCAATAATTCCGTCATATCATCCAAAGACTCCGTTCTGTTCGTCGTAACTTTTGGAACCGCCTTATCTCCTTCTCCTTCCATGCTGGAATTCAAAGTATCTCCTTTGAAATATTGGATATATACGTCCCCTGGAAATTCCCGAGCAATATTTTTAGAAAGAGTTTTGTATGGCATTGCGTCGATAACACCGCAAATCGGTTTTTGCCTACGAATGAGTGAAACAATTCCTTTTTCGTCATCGGCAGCGAACTCTGCAAACCAGTGAACTCGTATGATTCCGTTGACTGCGTGGCCAAATACCAGATGGCATTTATCACCAACATCCATTCCAAAATAGGAACTTTGAGTATTCATTTGAGGAAGAAGTGTATAATCTCTTTCGGCTGCTTGTAGAACGGAAAGCGTAATCGGTTTTGAGTTTGAATTTGAATAAGGCCTTCCTAGAAGAGAAATCAAAAAATTTTTTCGTTCCGTTGCAGTAAGAATTCCATCATGGCGTTTTTTTATCTCTGCGGGAGAAATGACGTTGAAAATCAAATGACTTAAATGATAACCTAATTGATCTTTTGTTTTACTCGGAACTTTAGGAACCCATTCCCCATTTGGAATATTCAATTTTTTAGTACATTTGATACATCCGATATAAACCGTTTCACCTCTTGTCATCAAACAATCGGGCCAGGTTTCATCCGGAAAATTCCAATGTCCACAACCGCACTTGATTCCAAAAAACCGCATATCGGAGCGTTTAAAGCTTGCATCGATCCCATAGTCGTCTATAGAAGGTTGTGAAAGTTCGGTAATCCACTTGTACTTCGAATGTAACATTCGATCATCGGCGAATTTTAAATTTTCTTGATTTGCTTCGTCTACTTCGTCTTTTACTACATGGTCAACCGTAATTGATTTTACCTTTCTCTTGGTATGAACCCCTCTAAAATAAATTACAAATCCACGGAAGACCTTGAGACCTTTGTTATCCGTTGATGTATTCTTTGAAAGGTCGGATAGATATTCCGACTGTCCTATAATATGTGCAAACTTATCGTCAACAAAATCGTCAACATCGGTATCCGTTGGAAAATAGTAAGCGGTAGAAAGTCCGAACTTATCTCCAGAATAAAGGGAGCGAGCTATGGAAAATGTAGAGGCACCTAATTGCGCCGCTTTTCTAAGAGTTATGTGAGGATGTTTATAATTGGAATAAATTTCTTTCATAGGTTCATGACCCTCAAAAGAAAATTCCCTCCAGCCTAATTCTCTAATCTTGAAATATCTGCGAAGCCATTCCTCATAGGAAATGTCTTGCATTGAGCGACCCAACTCGATGAACTCGCTGATGTCTTTTTCAGTGAGACGATTAGATCCCATTATGATTTTTGGTTTACCTCAACGATTTGACCCTGGTTCCTTCTTAGAGCTTGTTCAAATTTATACCAAACTCTTTCGGTTAGAACCGCTTGGATTTCCTCCACATCATTCATCGCTTGGATAATCGCTCGTTTAAATTCTGTCGGAGAAAAGCGAGATTTTTCGTCATCTCGTATCTTTTTATACAACTCCATTAGTTTTCCTAACGCGTTGAGCATACCTTCCGCAGATTTCGCTTCTACGATCAAAGCTCCTTCTTTATTTAAAATTTTTTGTTCTGCCGCTTTTAAGTAGAGTTCAATCTTATCCAAAATCTGACCGTCTAAATCTCGTTCTTGACGAACTCGATTGACGAGTTCCGTTTGTCGTTTATTTCTACGCTCCTCTAAGCCATGTTTTTTAATCAGACGTCGGATTGTATTCGCTGAAATTTTTGGATGCGTTTCCTTTAAAATAGAAGAGATCTCTTCCGCATTCTTTGGAGGAACTGTCTCAACGTAGAGTTCATAGACTGTCATGAAAATATCTGCGTAAGCCATGTTAGTCCTCGTATGTCAGAGCCTTTGCGTGACCATTTTGAAGAAATTCCTGGATGTCTAATTCCGGATAACGAATGGTTCTATCGGTAAGTTGAATAAACCCGATCCGTCTATCTTCGCGGTATCTGGATAGAGTTGCTTTGGAAACACCTAACTTGTTTTCCACATTAGAAGGGAGCAGGAACTTTTCCTTTAGGGAAAGACATCTACGATTTTTAATTTCTCTTTTTTCATTATAAATATTAGCTGGCTTGTAGGCTCGATTCAGTCTAGCGACTACAATGTTTTCTGAAAAACGAACCGTTCGTTCCGTAAAAAACATAGGATCGAAAAGCCAACGAACCATTCTTGTATCGAGAGAAAGGAACCTTGAAATTTCTTTTGCAGTTAAACTTTTATCCTCCATACTGTTCTATCCTTTGAAGCAAAGTAAACTTTTCGTTTTGTTTCGGTCTAAAGTCGGACTTAAGACGAAAAGCTTTTGAGTTTCCAAGAAGGAATATACAGTCCAACAATCCTTCGGCGAAAAGTTTATGAACTGCCTTTTTGATTTTATTCTGATTGGATAGAAGAACTAACGTAATTTCCGTAACGCTCCATGTGGTTTCAGGGCGTGATAACATCAACCGAAGGATTTGTTCCTTTAACGAACCTTTCTTTAGAAACCCGTGTTTATCTAACATATCCGGATTTAAAAAATAGAAACCATTTAAAAAAATGAGAAAACCGGATTCTCGGAATTCTGAAAGGAATCGATATGTTTCCGATTTTTTAAGTCCGGAAAGGCGTATCGCTTCGATGGAATGGAGTGGAAGATCTGGTCTTTTTAAGATGTGTTTCAATAAATTCATACTTCTTCCCCTCTGAATATTTCGTACTGCATTTCATTGCAAAAATGTTCGGCTTGTTCCATCGTATCAAAATCGGTTTTTATAATATTCCCATCCTTATGTTCAAGAATCGCAAATTTGAAACGATACGGATCATAAATTTCAAGTTTGATTTGACCGGTCCAAGGAGTCCAAAAATCCAGACGAAGAGTTGTTTTAAAGAAGGATGCTACCCTTACTTTCATAAATGCCCCTGTGGTTCGTTGACGATTTTGATGTTTATATTTTCATGGCGAGCTTGCTCTGAAAGAGAGATAAAGTCTCTTGAAATTGTTTTCATTGAAGAATTCAAAACAACTTGTAAATAAATTCCGTTGTTTGCCGCTACGTCCAAAATGATTTTAGTGAATGCCGAAATTGCATCTGCGTTCATATATTCCACATCACTTAAATTCAAAGTCAGTTTCTTCGGACCCGGGTAGGCACATCGTATTTCATTGATTTTTAATGAAAGATTTTGTAGGAATTGGTGTTGAGGCTGCGGTCTTAAAATTGAGATAAATCTAATTTCATGACCTAGTTCTTGCGTAAACGGGTCCAAAGAACTTTCATTCGAAATTGAATCGAAGGGTTTTATTCCAATTTTACGTCTGAGTAGAGAAATCAAGGCGCTTAGAACACTAGCGCTAATCAGAGTAATCAACTCTTTCCAATATTCAAAGAATAAGTCCAAAATAAATCTCCGTTTAAAACGCCGGGAAGCAGGGCCAACGGAGGTAAGATTTTGGACTAACCAACCCCACTAACCCGGCAAACTACTATGATAGATAGAAATATTGTGTAAAGAATAAAATACTGAATTACGATATTTTTTTCTTGCAATAATTCGTAATTCAGTTTAAAAGTGTTTTGATTTATGGACCTGAATGAATTAGGTAACTAGCTACACAATGATTAGTAACCTAATTCAACAAGGAACACATTAAACAACGGAGAAGAAACATGGCTCAAACTTTAAAAGATATTTCGCCGCTTGAATCAAAACAAGATGGATTGGTCCCTGCAAATAACGAATATCCATTTCCACATAAGCCGGATGGAAGTCCGGACTTAGAAGGTTGCGTTCAACGATACGGAGAACTGGAAAGAAGGATCGATTCCTTGGTTTCCACTGCGGATGACAGGATCGCAGAGATTCGGTCTACCCTTGTCGATCAAACCGAACCTTTAGAAAAAGAAAGAGTTTCTCTTTTGGATTACCTCAAAGTAAACCTCAAGCCGGAAAATTTTCCTAACGGATCGAAGACGATCAAACTGGCCGCAGGGGAAATAAGTAAACGATCCTCGAAAGCGGTTTCCGTAGTTCCTACAGTAGAAGAAGTCTTAAAAAAGAATCGTTTGATTAAATTTGAAAAAGAGGCTCAAGAGAAGTTCGGCGGAGTTTTTTTGAAAATGAAACTTGAAGTTTCTAAGTCCGCTATTCAAGCCAACGCATCGGCTGCGAAGAAACTCATCGGAGCAAAAATAGAAGAAAAAGAGACTCTTTCCATCAAACCGGCAAAGACAGAGATTCAAGAGTGAGATCCAAAATCCTGAGCCCTGTTTCTACAGGGCGACATTCTAAACTTCCTTTAAAGTTAGCTCTTCTCGCAGGAGAAGAAGCTACTTTAAATCGACTCGCACAAAAACATCATATTTCAAGACCGATGATTTCACAGGTAATCCAAGGGAAAAAATCATCTAAAAAAGTGAATTCAATTCTACTAAACGAATGGGGAATCACTGTAGAGGAAGCTAGAATGCTTTATAGAGAAGACGCGGAAAGAAGATATAAAAATCCGGTAACTCGATCGGAAGCCTGGGAATTTCAAATGAAGATCAATCATAGAAGAATGGGGATTCAAATACCGTTCGAAAAATGGTACGAAATGTTCAGCACGTTATCATCACAAGCAAAGATGCCAAGAGGTTGGAGATGACTCATACATACAACATTTTGAAACTCATTCAATTGGAAAGAGGACGACAAGAAACGCTGAAACAAACAGGCAAATTTCAATTCACTTGCGCCGATCCAATTTCTGATTGGAAAAAATTACCTATCCTTCTTGAAGAAGTCGGAGAAGTGGCAAAGGCAATGAATGAGGATGATTCCATAGGAATCGCTAAAGAACTGATTCAAGTCGCTGCGGTTTGTGTCGCTTGGTTGGAATCTTCAACAAATGAGGAAGTTCTACAATTACTATATACTGATATTATAGAAAATAGAAAGGAGAAAGAAACAAAATGAATCTAAAAAGAAATGTTACTCGAACAATTATACTCGGCACGATCATCTATTTATTTCTCCTTTCATTTATAAAATGTGAAACCTTCCAACCGCTTCCGAAGAGAGTCCAGGAAGAATCAAAACAAATCGATGCAGCCAAAAAAGCATTAAAACAAAATGAGCCCGGGGCAAAGGAAAGAGCGATTTCCGAATTAGACCGCTGTGATATGAATAATCGGGAGAACGCAAGAGCAATTGCCAACTTGTCCGATGAACTCCATTCTTGCAGAACCGAATCCGGCAAGAAAGACAAAAAAATCGCAGCCCTTTCTTTAGAAGCAGGAGAGGCAAGCGGAATAAAATTTGTATATTACGGTTTATTAATTCTTATTCTCCTTTTTCTTGTCTCAGTTGTAATTCTAACAATTGCCGTTCTCGCTTTACGTAAAAATAAAATTCCTCTCTTATCCGGAATTTCATCGAATGCCCTTGAGGTTATCAATCAATGAATATTATTTCCAGATTTTTAAATGTCATACCGTATTCTATTCAAAGAAAAGTTTTAAACTTTTCCGAAATCAAGAAATCACAAAACTACTGGAACAATTCATTAGCTGCGGTTTTACAAACACAAACGATACCAGATCAATCCGTTTTAAAAAGAATTGATTCAACCGACAAAAAAGAAGAAACTCTATTCTTTTCTCCTCTAGAAAATCCCAAAATCACATCTCATTTCGGATGGAGGAACCTAAACATAAACGGAAAAGCGTCTAGACAATTTCATCTTGGCATCGACTTAGTAAGCGAGAATAAAAACGTATTTGCTCCAGAAGAGTGTGTAATCCGTTCTGTTTTAGGTCGGGATGAAAAACATCCGGTTCGTTTCAAATATGAGAATGGAACGTGGATCGACTTACTTGAAAACGGAAAAATTCCCAAGGGTCGTGCTTGGACTCCGTACGTAATCGCAGTTGGAATAGATTCAAAAAATCTATATAAGTTTAAACACATTGATCCTTGTGCTACGGTTGGTGAAACACTCCAAGCAGGGGATCAAATTGGAAGCTATGATAATCTTGGATATTCGATGGGGGCTCATCTACATTTTGAAATTTGGTTATGGGATGAAAAACGACAAGACTGGAAAAAATCCCCAATCAATCCCGAGAAGTTTTTAAAAGAAAAGAAAATACTATAAGGAGAAATTTATGTGGGAATTTATCTCTCAATCAATTGCAGGATTGTTTGATCCGCTTTACATTGCGTTGGTTATTTTTGTGAGTCAGTTCTTTTTTCGTTATGTGAAATCGGGAAAGATTCATGATAATAAGCCAAGATTCGTTTTGATACTTGGAACTTTGATCGCATTTTCGTTTTTGAGTGCTCATTTTATCATGGGTGATTCCATTCCAAATCTAATCCATTACGCAGTGGTGTTGTTTCTAAATTTTTGTTTTTCAACGACCCTTTATGAACTTCTTGTAAACAGAATATTTGAAGCTTTGCAATTTACTCACACCGAACCCACCTCTTCAAATCCAACGGAACCAGAACAGGATTGAAAAAGTGGATCAATTTGAGTTTTGGCTTTTCCGGTTTATAAGGGTTTATCTGGTAATAGCCATTTTATTTTCTATCATTGAATTAGCATTGGTTGCTGGCGGCTGTGGGGCTCCTAATGGTGCCTCTTTTTGTTATTGGTGATAATAAGCAAATCTTTATGTCACATTTCCTCATGAATTCGGCTGATTTCTTGAATCTTTCCGTCTTTTTTGTGGTAATTTGTCGGGAGATTTAACTACTATACATATATGAAGTTGTTGGATAAACATATAGAACGAGAGATTACTGAAGAGATCATTTGGCGAAAGCTACATGAAGTTTTGAAAGGAAAAGATATAGAAATTATGGTCCATGATATGGCTACGGAGTTGATGGCAATAAGAGTTCCAAAACGATCTTACGACAAATTGGAATAATTACGTGGATTAAGTCTTGATTTCGATAAAACTAAGATGTCTCTGGGTTAAATGTATTTAAAATTAAGAAAAGTAGCATTCATCCTATTTTTAATAATCTCACTCCCGATTCTTTCTCAATCAAAAGATCGTTGTATCTCAGGTGATTGCCAAAATGGTAAAGGTGTCTTAGTTGACGTGGATGGAAATAAGCTGATTGGTTCTTTCCTAAATGGCAAACTGGAAGGGGTTGCCGAAGTTGAATTCAAAGACGGAGATAAATTTTCCGGAATTTATAAAAATGGAGAACGCAACGGAAAAGGAAAGTTAGTTCATTCCGATGGAAAGGTTGAATTTGAAGGAGAATGGATTGCAAGCGGAGTTTGTATTACGGGTGACTGTCGTTCGGGAAACGGAACTCTCAAAAGATTTATACCGAATTCCGATGTAACCTGTGAATTTTCCGGGCCTTTTTTGTCCGGGAAAATCAACGGAAAAGGAAAATTTATTTGTTCGGATCAAGAAACGTATGAAGGAAATTTGAAAGACTCGAAACCTCATGGTTTTGGAATTCAATCTTTTTCTAATGGAACGAGATATGAAGGAGAGTTTAAAGAATTTGAATTTGACGGCAAGGGAAAGTTGACCTGGAACACAGGGGCAAATGAATCTTACACCGAGTGTACATTCCAAGGAACATTTAAACAAAGTCAAAAAATCGGAAAAGGATCTTATTCTTGTAGTAATGGTGAAAAATTCGAAGGATTATACTCGGAAGATAAACCGAATGGAAAAGGAAAACTGATCTATTCGGACGGTTCTAAATATGAAGGAGAATTCAAAGATGGGTTCCCTCATGGAAACGGCACGGAGTATGACTCTGAGGGGAAAATTTCTAAAACCGGAATATTCAAAAATGGTTATAAATATTTTAACGTTCCAACGTTTGATTTTATCAATAAAACCTGGGTCAAGCCGGAGAAATGGTTGGGTGGAAGTTTAGAAAAATCTCAAGTATTTTTTATTCAGTATCTTTCGGGACCTGATTTTTTGGGAATTGAAACTACGGACGGGAGTCCTGATTTTTCCGATCCACATTTGGAGAAAACTTACGTGGAAGCGAAAGTGAACGGTTTCTTGGGAACTATTATTCTTTGTATTGATAAGAAACAAGAACCCGAAATGGATAAGTTTCTGACAAAGCCGATGGTATTGATCGAATTCGACGGTAGAATTGTAGGTTATAACAAAGGAGAATCTGGAATCAAAAGGGAGTTGATCGTGAACGTTGAGGCCATTCGAAGAATGGGTCACGCAGTACTGTCCTCGAAGGCGAATTAACTCAAAATCTCTTTAATAAACACTCGCACCTTTTCTAATTTTAAGTCGTTCATTTTAACGAGAGAATGGACGATTTCTTTTAAAACAGGCCGAGTATTTATTTTTCCTAATATTCCAAACTCTTCAACTACTTCTTTTTTCTGTTTATCTCTTAATTTTTTCGGAGGTAGGACCATTTGGTCGTCTCCGACTATGTCAAACAACCAAGCGGGATTGATGTCGAACTCCGAGATTAACCTGTGGATTGCATCGAAACTAAGCGCTTTAGTCCTTCCCTTAAACAAATCGCTTATATTACCTTGAGAAACTCCGATCCGTTGGGCCAATGCTTTTTGTGTAAGTTCAAATTTTACCAATATTTTTTCGATTTTTTCTTTCATAGATATCTGAATTCAGTATTTTTTTCTTGAAAAAAACTGAATTACGAATTTTGTTATTCCCTAACCCAACCCACCAACGGAGGAACGGAACATGGGAGACATATTATTCGGATTATCGGAAACGGAAAGACTAAAATCCATAGAAGAAGCTCAAAAAAGGCGTTTAGAGGCTGAAAATTACGTCTTTGATAACCCCGAACGGGTCTTTGATAGGACTGAAGTAATACGTGAAAATTTAACCAACCAAAAGCCGGCATTAAATCCAGGGCCTTTATACCTTTACGACATAGAAGAAGTCATTTTAGATCTGATGCGTTTGGGAAGAAGGGTGATAGGTTTTCCCGAAAAGAAGGTCTTTTATAAAATCGGAAAAGACTCTGAAACCGGAGAAATAATCTCTCTTTATTTTTTTGTAACGGAAGAGTCGGCATCTTTATTTGGAATGTTGTCTGCATCGATCGAAGAATCGGTGCAAATGCTTTCTCACAATTCTCTCTACGCAATTCTCTTACGAAATACGTTAATTCTTTCTTCTTACGGAATCGACGTCGCTTTCAAAACAGGAGAAGCCATAAAAGTTCAATTCGCTAAGGGAGCTTAACAATGCTGTCTAACGCGATTGAGATGAAAGATAAAATCGTAAACGAATTAGGATTCGCCGGTTTAAGAGAGTTCGCAAGAGAAAACGACCTTAACTTTCAAGAAGTCTACGAAACATTTTATGGAAACAGTATATATCAAAACGTTTTGCTAACACTTCAAAAAAACGGAATCCGATACGAATTTCCAAGGAGGAAAAAATGAGTTATTACTACCTTCAGCCTCCCGTACTTCATTATCGAAAAAAGACGATCTTTAACCGGATCTTTGGTTTTTTTAAGAAGGAAGTAAAATGAAAAACTTTGTACTTAAAAAACCTAAGCTACAAAAGGAAGATTTGAAAGAATTTTCAAATTTCTATATTTACGGTCGTACAAAATTAAGACCGATGAAAGAAGAATTTGAATCTATCTTTCAGGAAGTTTTAAAAGATTACGGAGTCAAACTTGATCCGTATGCTTTTGCAAGATTAGTAGCTTTTCGTTATATAACTCGTGGACCCGGAACGAGCATCGCTAATTTTAAAAGTTTGACCGGAAGTTTTATATTTCCGGAACCTATTGCCTCATGAAAAGAAAAGCATTAAGGGGGGACGCTTTATTAGAACTTTTGAAAGTGTTTTTGGAAAATCCTGGACTTTCTTTTAGCCGCAAAGTTCTTCAAAAAAAGATCCGTAAAACCGTTCGGACTACCAATTACAACTTAAACCGACTCATGAAAAGCGGAATCATCCGTAGAGAAGGATCTATTCTTTATACTCTATCGGAGCGTTATTATTTAAAATTCGTTAACAACGGAGGAAAACGAATATGAAAAAGGGTAAAAAGGAAGCCCTTAAAAAATTCAAGGAAGATGAGCATCTATTCGAAGAGGAACTCCCAACTCATTCAAAGAATAGTTTTGTTCAAATCAACACACGAAAATATCTACAAGCAAGTATAGAAGAAAAGGCGTCTCGTCTATCGGCAGTGATGAACACAATGGCATCTTCTGCAATTCGGATCGCTCTTGGATTTGCTGAAATCCGGGACAGTGAACTCTTTTTGGCAGCCGGTTGTAAGTCGATGGAAGACTTCAGCTCAAAGTTTCTAAGATACGGTTCCAATGAAACAAATTCTATTTTAGACGTCTATTCCCTTGTAGTTTTAAACGAGCAAAACTACGAATTCCTCGCTTCTGCTTCGCTTAACAATTTAATCAGACTTGCTGATTCTCTTAAGGTTAAAGAGGCCAAGTATATAGGTTGCGGACTTGTGATTACTCCCGATGGAAAACGCCGCGAATATAAAGAGTTTATGCAAGAAGTTGAAAGTAATGAAGAGGAATTAAAGCGAATTACAGAAGAGAAAGAAGAACTCGAACGGAAGCTTTTAGATTCGGAAGGGAATATAGAAACTCTTCAACGCCAAAATAACGAGATGAGAAATAAGGTAGAGGAATTTATACAAAATTCTTCCACCTCGGGAAATGCGATTAAGATTTTAGATCATGGACAAAACATGATCAATGCAGCAGTAAAAAAGATCCTTAGCATTCCCGAAATGGAAAGGTCGCAAGATTTGGTTCCGACAATTGAGTTCATTCTTTCAACGCTGGATACTGCATATAAAAAAATATCCGATCAATACGATATACAAATTACGGCTCATGGCCTTTCCACTGGAAGACCAATCAGAGACATACAAGTCGAGGCCACAGTCGCTTCAACCGATCAGGAAATAGTTCAAAAACGAGCGCAAATAGAAGGCCCCAAAAAGAAGAAGGGAAAAAAATCATGAAAGTATTAGATTTTTCTCAATTAGGCGAAGTCTTTTTACAATGGCAACAAGCTACAAGTCGCTTTGAAAAAGGTGCAATCATTCAAAAAGCATGCACACTTTTCGGGCTTTCTGAACCAGCTCTTAGAAATCGGTTGAATCAACTTAAATCAGGAGAGCAGAAACTTTTAGCTATTGCAGGCCAAGAGAATCGTAAAAGTAAACGAAGGCTCTCCGAGGTCGAAGAGACCCAAAGGCACGAAGATATTATTCGGATTATGGCTTGTAAATATGATGTTGCAGGTTCAACCCCAATATCAACAGAACACGCTATTATGAAAGCTGAAAACATCGGTTGGATTGAAAGCGGAAAATATAAAAATCGATTCTTAGTTGAAAGAGAAGCAAGGCGACTTGGATTGGATAAGGATTCTATGAATCGAAGAGTAGCGTGTGTTACTTGGAAGGTTGAACGTCCTTTTCAAGTCGTTATGGTCGATGCTACTCCAGCGCAATGTGTATATTTGAATGCAAAAGGAAAAGCTTCCTATCGTCCCGATCTTCGTCCTGAAGATCGACATTTTTATGAGGATCTTGAAAAATATAAACTAAAGAGAATTATCATCTATTGTTTGGCAGATGTTTTTTCAGGTTCATTTTTTTGTTATGCGGATGCACCTGATCCAAAAGGTGCAACTTCCACATTTGGTGGAGAAAATGCACAAGGGTATCTAACGTTATTTAGATACGCATTTTTGGAAAAAGACCCAGCTCTAATTCCAATACCGGGAATCAGTCATTTAATGAGTAACGATCATATTCCTGTGCGAGGATTACCGGAAACAGTTTATGGAGATAACCATAGTGCATTGAAAACGTTAAAACCCACCTTAGAAAGACTTGGTAGCGGTTATGAAAAGCATTTTCCCGGTAACCCCAGAGCAAAAGGTTATGTAGAAGCTAGAAATGGTTGGTTAAAGAGAATCCAAGCATTTACAAACCAGCGACTCATTCAAGATGTAGAACAGTTCAATGAATTTCTTTATCGTTGGATGGTTTCCCATAATCATAAACAAGGATATTATAAAAAGTTTATTGAAGGAACTAAAAGTTACCCAGTCCAGGCGGTAACCGCAAAGAATCTTGAAGACGCTCTAGTCAGTTATTTTGAAAGAGAAGTAAGCGAATATGGAACGGTATCTATTAAGAAGCAAGATTACTTTGTTGGAAGTTTTGATACCGTAGGTCGAAGGATAACGATTTTCCCACAACGAGATGGATACTATGCGGAAGTTTCCGGTAAGATGATAAAGCTTGATCCAGAAGGTAAAATACAAAGAGAAGAAGGTTCTTATGAGAATGTGGATAATCGTCACGCTTTCTCGGAAACTGAAAAAGAAAAGTATAGAAAAGCTGTTCGGAAGAAGTCCCAAGAAGCAAAGAACTTAACTACATTCCAAGACATTGTCCCTTCTTTACCAGAAACTAAAGTTGGAATGAAACCTAGAATGAAGCCGGCGATGAAAACCCACACGCCTCTCGCGCCGGAAGTAATCCGATCGATTATCGAAGCAGAGGAATATCTGGAAGAACAAATCGGATCAAAACTGGATCAACTCAAAAGCGAAGTCAGAGAAGCAATCAAAACCGTTTTAGAATCCGAATTGGAAGAATTCGGATGTATTCACGGCAAAACTCTAATGGATCTTTCAAATACTTTAAAACCTGGAAGTAGATTAAAATGAAATCAGCTATTTATACGGACACTAATTCAACCGTAAAAGTCTTATCAACCTCTCGAAAATCCGTAAAGCTAAATAGTTGGCTTGTGATTTTGGGAGATGCGGGTTCGGGAAAATCCTTTCTACTTGATCGACTCCTAGAGTCATTAGAAGGTAAAAAGACAGAAGAGAGCGATAATGGTGAAGATGAAAGAGGAGAATTAAGTAACGTCAAAAAAAACAAAACTAGTTATATCTTCGTTCAGTTGGGTAAATTATTTTCTACCGGAAGAATCAGTATAACACAAGTTATGCGGTCAATTATCGAGGAAATTCTACCTGGACAACATATTCCCGGTAGTGCAACGGGAAAACAGAAGATGTTAAAAGAAGCGTTGATGTATGCCGGTAAAACTTCTCGGAAAGTAATTCTTTTAATCGATAATGCTCATTATTTAGATCAAAGAATGCTTCGGGATCTAAAGGATATTCATGAACTTTCTTATGGAGACCTCGATTCTCTTTTTTCAATTATCATGTTTGCACGACCCGAATACAGATTCGCATCCCTATTGAATGCTCCTGAATTCGACATTCAAACACAAAGAGTTTATATTCAAAATTTACCGAAGCCCGATATATTA